TGAAAAACAGATTCTCTTCTCACCATACGGCGAGGCACGTGTCGCATTCAAACCAAATTGGATTGGCGAAGGTGTTCTCTTTACATTCAACTCTGTTGTTGAAAAATCAGTATACGACTACGTTGGTTCTGGTCGCCTCTTTGGATTCAACAGCAAGGAAGAAGCAAGAGTATACGTCTACAATTGCGAATCAATTGTTGAATTTGAAACTCCAGATTACGGATTTGTCGAGAGATGTCTCTCTTCTGAAATTATATCAGGTGATATATCTGGAGATACTTCTGCTTGCACAAGCAAGATTGAGGAGGGAACAACAGCAAGAGTTGTTTCTGGACAAAGTTATAAGATTGCACTCAACTCTGACATAGCAGATGAGTTCATAGATTATGGATATGTAAGAGATGCTGCTAATGCACGCATCGATTATGGCAATATCCTAGACACTCCACGTCAAGGATTGCCTGGTTGCATCTATGGTGAAATTGAGATTAGTGGTTCTGCACTTTCTAAGTTGCAACCCACTTACATTGGTGAAGGATTCATCAGTAAGCTTACGGGTGAAGCGACTGTTCCTCTGGATGTTTCTGTTCCAGTATTTGGTACGATTGGAACTCTACGTGGTGAGAGTGTTCCAAACTTCAGTTTGCTTCATCCAGCAGACGGACAATTCTCAAGAATTTTTGGCACACTTACAAACTTCAATTTCACTCTCGGGTGGCATGGATCAGGAACGATTCCAAAACTTGGTGGAGCATCAGAAGTTGTTACATTCAATCCAGACGAGAAGCAGATGCTTTTCTCGTTTACTGGAGAAAGAGAAGATACTCTCACGAAAGCATGGACTGGAAGTGGAAATCTATTCACTATACAAACTGCAGTTGAGCGTAGAGTATATGACTATGTTGGTTCTGGACGCCTCTTCGGATTCAACAATACAGAAGAAAGAAGAGTATATTCATACAACTGCTCTTCTATCGTTGAATTTGAGACACCAGATTATGGTTTCGTACAATCTTGTTCTGTACTGGAATCCATCAGTGGAATTGTTTCTGGTCAAACACTCGCTTGTACATCTAGAGTTGATTTAGGTTCTACTGCATCTATTGATGGATCTTATCAGATAGATCTTCCTGATCATATTGCATCTGAATTTATTAGTTATGGTTCAATTGTAGATCTTCATAATGCAGTTCTTGATTATGGTCACATCTTCGACACCCCACGCGAAGGTTTACCTGGATGTATTTACGGAACTATTGAGATTCGTGGTTCTGCTGTTGATACCTTCGATCCAGCAAACGTCGGTCAAGGTACTATCTTTGTCGATGGTGCGGTATTCCTCAACTTCTCTCTATCTCATATTGGTTCTGGTTCATTCAGAAAACTATCTGGTGCTGCAGAATCTATTGCTATTGCAGAAGAGTCAACAGATCTATTCGATATCAATGGATCTGGACATGTTGTCATTACTCTCGGATATATTGGAGATGGCAATCTATCTACCATTGGTGGTGCTGCAGAGATTGTTACATTCAATCCACCAGAAGATGTTCCAACTATCAAACTTCGTGGTACTTCTGGAGATCCAGGAATTCTTCTTGCTCATACTGGAGAAGGAAATCTATTCACTGTTAATGGTGGAGATATTAGAGTTCAACATTCTTACTTTGGTTCTGGACGCCTCTTTGGATTCAATAGCAAAGAAGAAGCAAGAACGTATGTATATGATGGTGGAATCTGTGTTGATGAACCAGATTACGATTATGGATTCTTACAAGGTGAATGTCTCACAATCGAAACAATACAAGGTACTGTTACTGGAACAACAGCATCTTGTATTGCTAAGGTTGCACCTGGAACTACTGCTTCTGTTGATGGCACATACAGAATTGAAACTAATGATGGATCCGCTACAGAATTCTATGATTATGATCTGACATCTGAACCACCAGATGGTGTTCATGACTATGGTCATATTCTTGCTGAAACTGGTGTTCTATGTCCTGCGTATCTATTCAAGATTCGTAGAGGTGCTCTTAGTGACTTCGAGACCTTTGATTGGCAGGTATCTTGGGTTTCCAGTGGAACTATTCGTGTTTCTGGTGTTGCGAGAACACAAAAAGTTCCTCGTTACAATGGCGACGGTCAAATTTTTGCTATCAACGGTGCTGCAGAATCTCTTACTGTCAATCCAGTTGAAAGACAGATGCTGTTCTCCTTCACTGGAGAACTTACAGAATCCTTCACTCCAGCACCAGAAATTGGATCTGGAAATCTATTTACGTTCAACAATCTTGTCGAGCGTATATCAAACGATTATGTTGGCGCAGGAACGTTTGTTCTTTCTGGAGAATCTACCAACAGCTACACTCCAAACTTCAATGGGTCTGGTACTCTCAGGAAGTTTACTGGAACAGCAGAATCTCTTACTGTCAATCCAGTCGAAAGACAGATGTTGTTCTCCTTTACTGGAGAACTTGGAGAAGCATTTATTGCAAATCCACCAGAAGAAGGGACAGAGATCAAACTTTCTGGAACTACAGAACCAGAAATTCTCACATTCGCAGAGCAACCAGAGATACAAATATCTGTATCAGGTACAGCAATTCAGCGTTACAGACCACATGTTATTGGTTCTGGTTCATTCAGAAAACTATCTGGTGCTGCAGAATCTCTTACCGTCAACCCAGACGAGAAGCAACTTCTATTCTCCTTTACTGGAGGAATTACCAGCGAGAAGCACACTGAAGTATATGTTGGTGTCGATACTCCAATCAGAATTCGCAGAGGTGCTCTTACTGACTTCGAGACCTTTGATTGGCAACCATCTTGGGTATCACAAGGTACGGTCAAGGTTACTGGCGATGTCTTTGACAAATGGGTTCCAAATAATGTTGGATTTGGTAATATCTTCAATATTGGTGGATCTGCTGAAGCAGTTACCTTCAACCCAGACGAGAAGCAGATGCTCTTCTCGTTCACTGGAACAAGATCCAACGAAAGCACGACAACAATTGCTCAGGCAGAAGGCGGATCTCTATTCAGTATTGGTGGCGCGGTAGAATCCTACTCTGTAGCACCTGTTACCGATGGTCTTTACAGAATTTCTGGAGAGGCATTCATTACAGCATCCTTGCTACATATTGGTTCTGGTACGTTCAGGAAATTCTCTGGAGCAGCAGAATCTCTCACGGTCAATCCAGACGAGAAGCAACTTCTATTCTCCTTTACTGGAACTCTTATCGAGTCCTTCGGTATTGCCGAAACCAAGCAAATTGAAGTTGACATCGATGGCATTGGATCGTTCGCAAGATCCTTCGCTCACTCTGGTATTGGATCTATCAGAATTACTGGAGATTCCACCAACCGCTTTGTTGTCAACAACATTGGATTTGGTAACATCTTCAATATTGGTGGTTCTGCCGAAGCAGTTACCTTCAATCCAGATGAGAAGCAAATGCTCTTCTCGTTCACTGGAGAAAGAATTTCAGAGAAGAGAACTTCTAGCGAAGTCAGTCAGGGTGGAACAATCTCCATTACTGGAACTTCTGGAGATCCACTACTCACATTTGCAGAGCAACCAGAAGTTCAGATTTCAGTATCTGGAGAATCTCACACCACAAGATCCAGAGATCATGTTGGTTCTGGTTCACTATTTGCATTCTCTGGGGCAGCAGAATCTACAACTGCAGAACCCCCAACAGATACAGCACTATTCTCCATTCAAGGAGAATCTACCAACAAGTTTGTTGCGAACTATATTGGTTCTGGTACATTCAAGAAATTCTCTGGTGCTGCAGAAGCAGTTACTTTCAATCCAGACGAGAAGCAAATGCTCTTCTCGTTTGTTGGCGCAGGAACAGAAAAAACTACTGCGAGAGAGATCAGTCAGGGTGGACTATTCAAAGCATCTGGAGAAGCAGGTGTTCTCGTCAGATTCGCGCACACTGGAGAAGGAACTATCTCCACCAGTGGCAATGCACACACTACAAGGTCCAGAGATTTTGTTGGATCTGGATTTATTCCAACTCTCAGTGGTGCTGCAGAATCTATTACATTCAACCCAGACGAGAAGCAAATGCTCTTCTCGTTTGTCGGAACAAGAGATTCCGAAAAAATTACAGCAAGAGAACTCGGGACTCCTGGAGAATTTACACTTCAAGGAACTTCAGGTGATCCACTTCTCACCTTTGCAGAGAAATCATTTGGCAATGTTGTTGTTTCTGGCATTTCCACAGTCGTCAGAACTCAGGCATTCGCTGGATCTGGACGCCTCTTCGGATTTGCAAACGGAGACGAAGCATATGCACGTGCTCCATATGTCACATCAGGTACAATCAATGTAAGTGGAAACGCTCTAGTTCAAATAGAGGTATTCCAACCACCACGCGCTTATGTTTGGATAATCTAATTAGATAAATACTTTTGAGAAAAAGTGTGTGCTAATAATGACCACTCAGGTACAATTTAGAAAAGGCACAACTTCCGAGCACGCCCAGTTTACTGGTGCTCTTGCTGAAATTACAGTTGATACAAGTAAAAACACAGCTGTTATTCATGACGGTCAAGATGTTGGAGGGTTTGAACTTCAACGTGCTAGATGGGAAGTTGCAAATCAAAGCGGAACTTTATCATGTGGACTTAGATGGTTGATTGATACATCTGCCTCCGCTTTAACTTTACAAATGCCATATGAATCGAACGGAAAAGTTCCTCATATTGGAGACATGCTAGAAGTAGTTGATTTTAAAGCGACCTGGGCTATAAATAATGTTACGTTAACAACTACTGGTGGACAACAGTTTTTGAACAAATTCGGGAACACTGATTCCACGTTTGTTCTAGATGTAGCTGGTCTATATGTTCAGTTTATTTGGGACGGAACTTACTGGAGGATCATGGCATGAGTTTATACCTCAGCGCAAGCACCGCAACACAAGAACAAGCTGTTGCTAATTCTAATGATTTTACCGTTCATGCTCTGAGAAGAGACAAGGACGGTATGCTTCGTTATACCGTGGCGAGATCCACAGAAGATGAAGTTTTTGATTTTCACAGAACTGATGGTGAGGAATATACAGATTTCCTCCAAGGAACTGAATATGTTGATGCTACTCCAGGAGTAGCAAGACAATATACTAATGATCCTGATGATAAATATCAACAGTTCAGGTTTGATTTCAGACGCTTGACATATTTTATTGATGATGATGGTTACTTAGTCGCAAGGCTAAATAAAGAATATGATCATAACACTCAAGGACCTAAGTAAGGATTTAAAAAATGGCAGATTTTAGACTCGGCAGACTGAAGTTTAAGTGGCGCGGTGATTGGGCGGCGTCTACTGCGTATGTCATTGACGATATTGTCAAGTACGGTGCAAACGCATACGTCTGTACAACCAATCATACATCTTCAGCAGCAGAGACTTCTTTCTACTCTGCTGACCTGACGAACTGGGATCTCCATACGGAAGGTCTTAGAAATCGTGGAGATTATCAAACTACTGGAGTTTGGTATGCGTTAAATGATATTGTAAAATACGGAAATACCGTTTATCGTTGTACCACACCACACACTGGTCCTGCTAGCTTTGACTTTACTAAGTGGGCAGTTTATTCCGAAGGTCTAAACTTTGAAGATACTTGGTCCTCTGCAACTGTCTACCAAAAAGGTGATATTGTAACCTACGGTGGATACACATATATCGCCCAACAAAATTCGACAAACGTTGCTCCAAATACAGATGAACTGTATTGGAAAATTCTTTCAACAGGTTTCTCTCCACAAGGAGATTACAATTCATCTGAAGTATACGAACCTGGCAATCTTGTTAAGTATGGTGGTAATACTTACTCATGTAAGGTAACTACAACCACAGAGAATTATGCAATTGATACCATCTCTGCAGATGGAACAACAGGAACCTTAGCATTCACTGTAGTTCAACCTGCAGCACCATTTGGTGTTGGAGATGAAATTACAATTAGTGGTGCAAGTATTGCTGCATATAACACAACTTTCCGTGTTATCACTTGCACCACATCAGGATTTACATTCGCAACTACAGAAACATCAAGTGCTTCTGGTGGTAGTGTTGCTTATGTTCCTGTTCCTTCCAACACCAGATTCTGGGACTTAGTTCTAGAAGGATTTAACTGGACTGGAGCTTGGACAAACAGCACAGTTTATCAGTTAGGTGACGTTGTTAATAGAAACGGTAACTCATACGTTTGTATTACACTCAACACAACTGGAGCAGCAACTGCACCAGAATTAGACACTAATGCAGATCACTGGAACTACCTATCACAAGGTGGAGATGCTGCACAGGTTCTTCAAGAAACTGGTGACCTACTTTATCAATCTGCTTCTGGCATTAACAGAATTGCACTACCCGCAAACGTTGCAACTGCAACTGCAGATGAATTAAAAGAAGCAAGTGGAAAAGTTCTAACTGTTGGTGGTACACCAATTCTACCAAGATGGGAAACAAATAACGTAACAAATCAAGTTTATTACGTTGCTAAAGAAGGATCTGATAGCAATAATGGTAAGAGTATCTCTAGAGCATTTGCATCTCTAAGATATGCTTGCGATCATATCTCTGGATTAACGGGTGCTTCAGCACCTTCAGTTACAAATCCGATTACGATTTACATTAAAGCGGGTGTATACGAGGAAACTCTTCCAATTTTCATCCCATCACATGTTTCATTGGTTGGTGATAACCTAAGAAACAGTATTATCAAACCAAAATCTGGTTTTAACTCAACAACACAAACTCTAGTTCTTGCATCTGCATTGGGTCAGTTCCAATATGGAGACATTGTTTCCAACAAAACAGGAACAAAAACTGCAGAAATTTTAGAGTATATTGCTCATACAAGAACTCTAACAATTCAGCAGCATGTAGGAGGATCTTGGACTTCGGCTGATGATTGGACAAATACCGTTTCTCATCAATCAGCTGATGCATCTCGTTTAATTCTTTTAAACAAGAATTACCTAGCACAAGAAGGTTACTACAATTATGCTGCTAATAATGGCACTCCACCAAATGGTGTCGCTGCTGATGTAATTGCTGCTCTAGAAGCATATGTTGAGGATCTTGCTCATAACGTAAGAGCAGGTGGTAATGATAAAGTTCATGCTACTATTGCTGCTGTAATTGCTGCAACAGAAAATATCACTGGAGATAACTCTCAGGATAAACAGATTATCCAGAGAATTGGTGATGCTGCTCAGCAAGTAATCAATAATGAATCAGTTACAACATCTGGTGGAAACAGTGCAACTCAAGTTACTGATTCATATATCACTGTTGATGCTGGTGGTTGTGCAACTATCAAATCTTCAATTTCCACGCTAACTACGTTAGCAGTTGATAGTTTAGATTTGGGTACAATGCAGGCATCTGCTAACTTAGATGCATACATTGATATTACAACTGCTGCAGGAATCGTAAACCAAGAGACAACGATGTTCTTCGTTGGTTCTCACACAACCCTCAAAGACATGGTTTGGGAGGGTATGTCTGGATTCCAACCATATGCAACTGATGATAAGGATGTTGATCACGCAACACTTAAGGGTGTATATCTACGTCTAGATCCAAATTCCCCAATCACCAAGTCACCATACATTCAGAACTGTGCTGCTATTGGCGGTGCTGCAGTTGGTGTCGTACTTGATGGCGGAACACATGAGAGATATGACAATACCGCGACTAGATCTAACAAGTCGATGGTGTTTGACTCCTACACTCAAATCTTAGATGATGGTGTTGGTTTCTATGTAACTAGAGGTGCTGCAACCGAAATCGTTTCTTGCTTCACCTACTACTGTCACATCTCTTACACTTCTACTAGAGGTGGTAGAATCCGTGCTGTTTCTGGTAACTCTTCTTATGGTAAGTACGGTTGTATTTCAAGAGGATTTGATGCTAATGAAAGTACCGTTGATGGTAAGGTCAAAGGTCTTCGTTTAGAGATTGCTCCTGGTACATTAAGTGGTGGTTTTAGTGTCGGAGAAAGAATTGTTGGTGGTACTTCTAGTGCGGTTGGTGAATTAATCAGTGACCAAACTCCATCAAACTTCATCTATTACTTCCCTGTTACAGGAACCTTTACACAAGGTGAGACAATCACTGGTCAAACTTCATCAGCAACTGTAAATCTAGTTAACAATACTGACGCAGTTACTGGACAGAAAGGTTTCGTACTTACTGTTGTTAATCTAGCTGCTGGTCCTGACCAAGGTGGGTCTGTTGAACTACAAGACAACGGCACAAATAATGACTCTGGTTCGTATGTTATCTCCAGTTCGAGTTATACTGCACCAGATGGTAGAGGTTCTCTGACTGTAACAAGAGCAGGTCTTGGTTCAACTGCATCTACACATAATGGTACAACTGGCATTGCTCACTACAAGGAGAATGTAAACGGTGACTCTACTTTCTTGACAGGTGCTGTTAACTCAACCTCAACTGGTACTGAACAAGCACCTTATGTTCTAGGTGTTGATAGTGTTTCTGGAATGGTTGGTGATGGTTATGTTGTAGTTGGTACTGAGCTCTTCAAGATTGTCAACATCACTGGAGCACAAACGATTGAGGTTGCTAGAGCACAAGATGGAACTATTGCACAAAACCACAGTCAAAATGACGCAGTAACCATCTTCCAACCAAAAGTAGAAGCAAGTGATGCATCTGCTGACGAACTGATTGAAGATACTAACGCAACTCAAACTGATCTTCGTGTTGCAAAAGCAAACATTGCTTTTGAAGCAAATGACTACATTAAGATTGATAATGAATTCTTCCTCATCTCTGCAGTAACTCCAGATACAACTGGTATTACGACGCTTCTATTCTCAGACCAGAAGACAGTCGCTGCTGGAGATGGGCAGGACTTCAAGATCCGCTATCGTTATTCACAGGTCCGCCTAACTGCACACGACTTCCTAGACGTTGGTACTGGCAACAAGGCAAACACAAACTGGCCTGGTCTACCTAACACTCCAAACATTCCTTCACAGGAAACAGACGAATCACGCCCAGGTCGTGTTTACTACGTATCCACGGACCAAGATGGTAACTTCGCAGTTGGTAAGTACTTCCGAGTTGAGCAGGCAACTGGTAAAGCAACTCTGGACGCTTCCGCATTTGACTTGTCTGGTCTTGAGAGTTTGAGACTGGGTTCTATCGGTGCTCAGTTGGGTGCTTCCATCAACGAATTCTCGACTGATGGTACGATGGCACAGAACAGTAACGAGAAAGTTCCTACTCAGGCAGCAGTCGTTACTTACGTTAGCAACCTACAAGGTGTTGATTCTGACTTTAGTATCGGTGGTAACCTAACTGTTAGTGGAACAACAACAACTGTTAACTCCGTTACCGTAACTTCCAAAGATCGCAATATCGAACTAGGTGTTGTTTCAACTGGAACATTCACTGGTAATGTTGCTGCTGGTTCAGCTGACATCACAAACGTCAGCGATACTTCAAACCTTGCACCTGGAGTATCAGTCAGCATGGTTAGTGGTGGCGGAACAGTTACCATGTCTTCTTCATACCTAGTTGTTTCTGTTAGCGGAACAACAGTTACGTTGAATGCATTACTACAAGGTAGTGGTACTGCAGACACCGTTTCTTTCTCTGCTGGTGGTGCTACAACCACTACTGCAGATGGCGGTGGTATCACACTGAAATCCGATGTTGATCGCACTATCACATGGCAAGCATCTAACTCAGCATGGAAACTTTCTGAGCACGCAGATCTTGCTTCTGGTAAAGAATATATGATTGATGGAAGCAGTGTCTTATCAGCACATACTGTACTAGGGAAGTCAATTGTAACTGATTTCTCTACAGTTAATGATGATGCTATCCCAACAGTAGAAGCAGTAGACGAGCGTATTAGTGCTCAGGTATCTGCAACCTCATACTTCCTATCGCTGAATTGATCAGCGATGGGAGTGTTTATAGTATAAATAATACAAACACCAATCCTTGTTTATTAAAAGACGGAGAGTAACATGGCTTCAGGAGTATACGGAAAATCTGCCTTGGCGGCAACGACAATGACTGAAATTGTTGCGGCACCAGCGTCAGGCATCAAAATTGCTAGCGTCAGTGTTTGCAATAGGACCACAGGTGATCTTACCCTCCGTCTTGCAATCGCCAGTGGTGCTGGTTCAGTAGCAGACGCTGATTACATTGAATATGATGTTAAAATTCCTGGTAATGGAGTTCTAGAGAGATCTGGAATCGTACTGAGTGCAGGAAACGGACTAATGGCATATGCTAGTGACACAGGATTGTCAGTAGTAGCATATGGCGTTGACGGTTGATAAATTATAATTCACAGTTACTTTAGGAAATAAAAAACAATGGGAAGATCTATTACATCAACAGGCGGCGGAGGAGGCGGAATCTCTGTCGATAAGTATGGTCACGCAGGACCAAGAAACCAAACTGCCATGTTCAACTCCCAGGGGAACTGGAGTTGGAGTATTCCAGACGACTTTAATTCCGCTGTACCAATCCGTGTTTGGGTTTATGGCGCAGGTGGATGTGGAGGATGCTCTGGTGGTAGTGGAACAGGATATGGTGGTGGTGGCGGTGGTCTAGCATGGGCAGAAATCCCTGCTGATGCTACTATTGCTCCAGGTAGCAGCGTATCAATCACTGTCGGACAGGGATCTAAATCGTATAATGGTACTGGTGGTACTTCATCATTCGGTAGCTATATGTCTGCCTCAGGTGGAAACTCTGGTGCTAATAACGGCACCAACCAAGGTGGCTCTGGTTATGGAGTTGGTGGTTATGGTATTGATGGTACTGTAACTGCTCTAAAATTCCGTGGTGGACAAGGTGGATCTGGTAGTATCAACCCATCTTCTGGATATGGTGGTGGCGGCGGTAGCGCTCCACACCCAGATCACTACAAGAATGGTTATTCAGGTGGCAACTCCTTCAGTTATGTTGGTGGATCAGGTGCTTCTATTAACTTCCCTGGAGGTAGATGCTACACTAGCTATACTAGCGTTGGTGGAGCAGGTACTGCTGGTCCTGGATCAACTTCACAAAGTACAAGTTCCAACTATTCGTTTGGTGGAAATGGCGGTGCTGGTCTAGATGGTGCTGGCGGTCGTGGTGGTAATGCTGGTGGATATTCCAACACAGCAACACACGCCAACAGTGGAGCAGATGGTAAAGGATCTGCAATCTGGGGAGCTAATCACATCTTCCTAGGTGGCGGTGGCGGTGGCGGTAACGCTGCTCAATATCACTCCTCTGATAGATGCGGATCTAACGCTGGTTGTGGTGGTCCTGGTGCTGGTGGTGGATCTGTCCACTCATACTCATCTACTGCATCGATGGCATACATGCAAGGCGGTAACGGTGGCGTCCTTGGTGGCGGCGGCGGAACTGGTCAATATAACCAAGGCGGTTCTGGCGGTAATGCTGGTGGTGGTGGATGTTCTGGATATGGACATTATCCAAATAACAATACGAATCATGGATGGGGAGGAGATGGTCTCGTCTTCATTCAATACGCAGTCGTCATTTAATATAAAGAGGAGATTTTAAACTAATGGCATACGCAAGATTACTAGATGGCAGCAACGGTAAAAAAATCGTTGTTGATTACACAGAAGCAGATCCAGGACAATTTTTTGTAGCTTCATTAGCTGCAGAATTCGTAGAAGTTCCTGATGGAACAGAAAACGGAATGGAACAGCAAGAAGATGGTTCATTCGATGAACCATTTGCCGATCCAGGATTATCTGCTAAGGAAGCACAAGCACTAGAAGAAGCAGGAGAAGCAGTACCAGCTGGTCCTGGTGGTGACACCATTTATGATGCAAACATGAATGTCTTAACCGAAGTACCAGAATAAATCCAAATAGATGATTTATAAATACCCCTAGGAAACTAGGGGTATTTTTTATGGCTCAGCCTGCAAGTAGGACCGAGCTAAGGGACTATTGTCTTAGACAGTTAGGGTTCCCAGTTCTGGAAGTTAATGTTGATGATGACCAGATTGAAGATGCTATAGATGACGCTCTCCAGTACTATCGCGAGCGTCACTATGATGGTGTTGAGCGCATGTACCTCAAGCATCTGTTTACTGCTGATGATGAAACAAAGTTTGAAACTTCTGACACTGTAACTTCAATCAACGGAACTGATTGGGAAGAAAGAAACAGATATATCGAGATTCCATCTCATGTTATGGGTATCTCAAGAGTATTTGGACTTGCAAGTAATGCGATTAGAAATAATCTATTTGGTATCGAGTATCAAATTTTCTTGAATGATCTCTATGCTGTAGGATCTCTTGACATGCTTAACTATTACATGGTTAAGCAATGGATGGAAACCATTGATATGGTTTTAAATAATGGATCGTTTGTTGAGTATAGATTCAACCAACGTCAAGATAGATTATATCTAGACGTAGGTAAAGACATGCTTGACGAAGATGTTTATGTAATTATTGATTGTTATAGAGCACTTGATCCAGATACATTCACTCAAGTTTATAATGATCCTTTTGTCAAGAAATATGCAACTGCATTGATTAAGCGTCAATGGGGACAGAATTTAATTAAGTTCAATGGCATTCAACTCCCTGGTGGTGTCAGTATGAATGGTAGAGAGTTGTATACAGATGCTATAAATGAAATTGCTGAGATGATGGCAAAGTCATCCAGTACATTTGAATTGCCCCCAATGGACATGATCGGATGAAAAAGGTTTACTTCCCACAACATGGCGGAAACAGGACCGAACAAAATCTCGTTCAAGATCTCGTGGACGAGCAAATCAAACTGTTTGGTACTGATGTATTTTATATACCTAGAACCCAATTAGTAGATAAAACTTTGGGTGAAGTTATCCAGTCAGAATTCAATCAAAGTTATATGATTGAAATGATGTTGGTTAACGTGGAAGGTTTTGGTGCAGGTTCAGAATTTGTTAGTAAGTTTGGACTGAGAATTACTGATGAAATTACGTTTGTAGTTTCTCGTAGACGATGGGAACAATCTGCAAATCCTGCTCTAAATTTAGCAGTAAATGGCAGACCTAATGAAGGAGATCTAGTTTACTATCCTCTGACAGAAGATATATACGAAATCAAATATGTTGAGAGAGAACAACCATTCTTCCAACTGGGAAAACAGTATTTTTATATTCTTACTGCTGAACTCTACGAACAAGGAGCAGACAAGTTCGATACAGGACTTGACGAAATTGATGATATTGAAAGAGAGTTCAGTAACATCACCACCCTTACTCTTAGCATCCCTACAAGAGAACAAGCTACAGGAACAGTTTCAGTTGATTCTGATGGTGCGATATCATCAGCAACTGTAGTTACACAAGGAACTGGATATAACACACCCCCTTCAGTAACAATCAATACTGGATCTGGTGTTCCTGGTACTGGAGGAAATATTGAGACCACTATTGGTGATGGTGGAGTTCTTTCACTACTAGTAGTTGGAGGTGGATCAAATTATGATCCAGAGAATCCCCCAACAATTACTATAGATCCACCAGCTGCTCCAGTTCATTTTATAAAAGATGAGCATGTAGTTATTGGAGGATTTACTCAGCAGAGTGGTAGCAGATCTTGGACATCATCAAATAGTGTCATTGAAGTAACTGCACTTGGTGGGTTTGATCCTGTATATGCAACTACAGTACAGAAAAAATATTTTTACTGGAAATTTGAGGACACCAGAATTTCGTATGTTTACACATATAATGGCACAAGTGCAACCAGTGTTCCTGGTTTCTTTTATTATGACTCAGCAAATCTGAAATATATCATCAATGCATATACAGAAACTACTACTAGTGGTTCACGTGCAACATTGTATGATTTAGATAGTGCAACTGTTGCCGAGGTTGCAGATTGGGACGGTTCTACCTATACATTAGAGGTTATGAACCGTACTGGAAACTTTATTGATGGAGATACAATAAGAGGTGTTGAATCAAATGCAATATATACATTAGGTTCATTCTCTACAATAGATAACGAAAGCACTGAGTTTGATCAGAATCAGTCAATAGAAGATGGTGCGGACGATATTATTGACTGGGGTGAAAGAAACCCCTTCGGTGAATTTGGAAATTATACAGGTAGCTTCTAATGTTAGGCGTACAATTTTATAACGAAGCAGTTAGAAAAACTGTTATTACTTTTGGAACATTATTCAACAACATTGAGTTGAAGAAAACTGTTGATGGTCAAGTGATGGAAGTGGAAAAGGTTCCTCTTGCTTACGGACCAAAACAAAAGTTCTTGTATAGATTGCAAGGAAATGCTGCTGATGGTAGAAAGGTAGCAATTACTCTTCCCAGAATTTATTTTGAGATGACTGGAATTGAGTATGATGGAACTAGAAAAACTCCAGCAACTCAAAAATACAAAGCAGTCATTGATGACAATGGTAATGAAGTAAGAACACAGTATGTTCCTGTACCATACAATGTTTCTTTTGAATTAGGAATCATCGCAAAATCACAAGACGATGGTCTTCAAATTCTAGAACAAATTTTACCTTATTTCCAACCGTCTTTAAGTGTTACCGTGAAGTTCATTCCAGATATGGATGAATCAAGAGACGTTGCTTTTGTTCTTAATAGTGTAAATTTTGAAGATGATTGGGAAGATGATTTCACAACCAGAAGATCTATAACATATTCATTACAGTTTACTGCTAAATCTTACATCTATGGTCCTTACACCAAGGCAGACGTTATCCGCAAGGCACGTGTCATTGAAACTATCGGTGACCAAAACGTCGGTAAGAGACATGTTGAATTGTCTTACACACCTAAGGCAACAGTTGATTATAACCAAGACGGACAGGTTGATGCTGCTGATGATCAGTTTGTAGTTCCTACAGATGATTTTGGATTCAATGAAGGTATGGAGTTCTTATGAGTTTAGAAGAAAACATGGAAGACATCCTCAACATTGATGCTGAGGTTGTAGAAAGCAAACCAAGTAAACCAGTTCCTCCTAAGGTGGATAAGGATGATCGTACAAAGGACTATGAGTATACCCGTGGTGAATTGTACTCACTCATAGATCAGGGTCAGGAGGC